GGTCAACGATTTTCTGCGGGTGCCGGAAGGCATCTCGCCGGAGTCTCAGATCGAAACAATCGACGGCAAGGTGACGTTCATCGGGATGAGCAAGCTCAAGAGCGGCAGTTCCTGTTTCAACGTCGTGCTGAATCTCCAAGACGGCACAGAGAGGAGACTTTGGGGCAAGGATCTGCAAAGAGCCTGCGCTGAATCCGAACTCGCCGTTGGAGATAACGCTCGTCTTTCTTTGCTCGGCACGCGTACGTTCACGTACAAAGGCCGGGAATGCCAGCAAAAGCTCTGGTCGGCAAGAAAGATGCCGTCGGACCGCGAGCTTGAGGAAAAGACGCAGAAAGCCAGCGATGAGGCACTTCGCAGAGCGAATGCCATCAACGACAAATGGATTTCTGCCAATCCTGTTCGCTCGTATGAGGCGTCTCAGAAGCCGCTTCTGACGTATCTGGCCAATCGCGGGATCACCCCTGCGAGAGGGTCCAGAATCCTCAGAAACATGCGCTTTCTGCCCGCTGAGACCTATGTGGATGAACACGGAAAGACTGTCGGGAAGTATCCCTGCATGGTCTGTGCGGTTCGTAACGTAGAGGGGAAACTCATCACGCTGCACCGCACCTACCTTACTCAGGATGGCGTGAAATTGGCGGGCTACGGTCCGGCCAAGAAGCTGATGGCTCTGCCCGAGGGTGAGACCATCAATGGGGCCTTCATCAGTTTTGGTGAAGTGAACAAGGAAGACGGCATTCTCTGCATTGCTGAAGGGGTCGAAACTGCTCTTTCGGTCGCAGTGGCTACTGGTTATCCGTGTGTCTCCTCCATCTCTGCGCATGGGATGACTGCTGTCGAACTGCCGGAAGTCGTCAAGGCTGTCTTTATCTTCGCGGATAGGGACAAGTCGCAGACTGGGCAGAACGCAGCAATCAAACTTCGAGACCGTCTCCTCGAATCCGGAATCCCGGCAGTCATCTG